TTGTTAGATTGCTTATGATCCATGATAGCATCACTTCCATCATGTACCCCACATAAATCAGTTGTACCAGCATAAACTCTAGGGAAATATAACGGTACTTCTGTACCCCAGTATTCATTGCATTTGACTAATCCATTCTCAATAATTTGTTTTGCCATACTATGGCTTTGAATACTGTAGGGATTACTACCTGGTTCATTGACAATGCCGGTCTTGATGTAATCTTCTAGGAACTTGTGCATTCGTGTTCCGCGACCAGCAGCTTCAGTTGTGATTTCTTGTGCTTTTTGAACACCAACTCTTTTGCGCCAGTTCTGTAATGCTTGTTTACTTTCTTCTGACTTAGTAGCGTCTAGTATTGTTGTGACACTGGGAAGTTTTTCACCATCGGGGGTAGCATATCTACGAACACCGTCTATAGTTTGTCTAGGAATTTCTACGTATTTGTATTTGTTTGGATTGTACATTATATTCAATTGTAGTTGATTATAATACTAGTGTCAACTAGATTCGGAAACTTTCTCCGCATCCGCATTTGTCACGAACGTTTGGGTTAAGAAATTCAAAACCCTCATTAAGTCCATTGCGGACATAATCTATTGTCATCCCTTGAAGGTAAGAACTACTCTTTGGATCGACATATAGTGAGCACCCATCACAATCAATTTTTATATCATCTGACATTGGTTGGTCAACATACTCAAGTACGTAGGCTAAACCAGAACAACCGGTCGTTTTGACGCCTATTCTGATTCCCAATCCTTTTCCTCGTTTTGCAAGTGTTTGTTTTACTTTGTTAGTTGCTTTATCTGTAATAGTTATCATATTACTTCATAGCACTTTGTGCCATTTGACCAACAACTTGTTGACTTTGTGATTGGTCCGGTTCTTGCATTTCATCATGCCCTTTAAATACAACTTTATCACCTTGAATATTAGAGATAATTGTATTTAAGGGAGGGTTCTTAATCATATCATACAAGTCGGTGACATCTAAAACAATACCACCTTTATCTTGTAAGTAAGTTAAAAACTCGTCCGTCGTGTAACTACTAGGATCTATTATACCGTTATCTAAATCAGTTTTAAGTTGATTAACAAGAACGATAAGTTTAGCACTCGCCGGATCAGCAAGTTCAAAAAGAAACATATTATCTCTTTGCTCTGCCTACGCCGCCAGATGGGGGCATTTCTGGTTCTTCGGTTGGTAGAGGAATCGCAGCATCCATATCTGGTTCTTCTGCGCCCATTTCAGCACCGGCGTCTAACCCAGCGTCCATACCAGCTTCTGCACCCATATCGGCACCTGCGTCAAATGCTGCATCAACTGCTTGACCAGTAACCCCATTCAGTGCATTCTTTAATGCTGCGGTAGATTCTTTTAGTGCAGCAGATAATGTATCTAACTGAGCAGAAACTGCGTCATTATATGCTTGACTTTCGTTAACACCGATCTCACTTTCAATACTGGAAACTAATGCAGGTAATTCCTTAACTTGCATTTGACCAACATCTTCAAGCATCTTTTGCACTTGGTCTACCATGTCTTGTGCTGCCAATACAACTTGTGACTTCTCAACTTCTTCATTCTCAACCATGATTCTTGGCTGTGGAAGTGAACGCAATTCATTGTAGTGGTCACTAAGTGCTTGTTCCATGAATACAAGTTTCATGTATGAACTTGATGCTTGACTATTGTGATAGTCATGAGATTGCTTTGATTCGTTCATCAAACCGCGCACTTTTGTAAGCATGGTTCTTGTAGATGACATGCTCATATTATCTACATTGAATGGCATTTCATACTGTTCTTTTAGAACTTTAGTAGAGTAAGTACGGCGATTGTTGTTTAATTCAGTTAGTTTCATAGTTGTATTCCAGAGAAATATATAATATATTTATCTTTTCTTTCTTTATTATGCGGATTTGTTAAAGCGTTTTTCTTGCCAATTCTTAGAACTAGTGACATATCCAGCCAATTCCTCAGTGATTTGTTTGCGTTCCATCTTCTCTTCACCTAATTTAGCCAGATAAATCAGTTTTTCTTCTAAATTTTTAGCTTTTTTTACCAACTTTTGATGCACCTGAATCTCACTATCTACACTAGCCAATCTATTATCCAAATCTAATATGCGATTAGATTCATATATTCTATTCTGTTTGTCAAACGTACACCAAGATACAGCATTTTTTAATACATTGAATGAGCCGGTTCCTGCAATGTTGTCTTTTTCTACTATATAACAATCATTATTTTTTTTAATAGAATACTGATTGAATAGAAAATAGGACCCATCGGGACCTTGAATTATAGTTAATTCACTTAACTTCTCCATTTCTATATTGGATATAGTTTTTGTAAATTTGTGTAGTAGTTTATCACTTATCATTGTTTAATACTTTAAAATATATGTTTCTTAATTCGTCACTTGTGTCCAAGAACGATGGGAGTTGATCCCATTCAGTGTCACATTTAATCATTGGCACTCGGTCACAGTCACGATATAACCCACCTAATTCATTTACCCCATCAAAAAATACACTAGGATGCTGTACATCAAAATCAAAAGACCAACATGGATAAGTCTCGTTATCTTGTTGCTCAAATAAAAATCCAAACTCAGTAAATTCATCAAATTTTATATCCATTCTTTCTGGAATCCGAACTATTTCAGGTTGACTACGTAATGAAATTGCTTGCTGAATAGTGTCAAAATTGCTTTGAGTACTACGTTTATAGTGCCATTCTTTATCCATATCAGGACGGTGACGGTTGAGTACATTGGTCTGTGTAATATCAAATAGTGTATAACAACTGATTGTGTAACTCATGTTAGTATTTAACAGAGGTAAAAAAAACCCTAGAAAATCCAGGGTTCTTTTATACATAAAACTAACTATTAGTTAGTGAATGTTGCTGTAGCAGAAACAACTACACTGTTTGAAAGGCTAGCATTAGCCAATTCATTACGGATAGCTGTTTGCAATGTCGCTGTAGTCCATGCTGCTGTTGGATACACAGCCATTGCTAATGTATCAGGACCTGCAGTTGTGAACTCATAGATGTAAACTGTAGCTAATTGTTGTGTAGCTTGGATGATATAGCTAACTTGAGTACCAGTCAATGCGCTAGAACCGCTAGCTGTAACTGTGAAGAAGTCTAGCTTTGGACCTTGAATTTGAACTGATGCTGCTGATGTAACTGCGTTTGCACCACTGTTTGTGTATGCTGGTGAATCTAAGTGAAATACTGGTAGTAAGTCACCATTAACTCTTGTAAATTGTGCCATTTTAAAATTCCTTTAATAAGTTGAAGCCTACTGCTTCATACACTTATTTATCATTGGTCACAAAAAAACATGGTTTTGTCTTATCGGCCGGCAAGGTTTTGGCGACTGAAACCCATTCTATCAACAAATTTTAAACCGTTAGACACAAAACCTTCATGTGTTTCAGTACCGTCATCTAACTGTCCTTTGACCGGCGATTCTTTTGCTGCTTGATTAAGCTGTTCTACAATAGACATTTTTAGTTTATACATTTCTGCCCATATAGTAAATGCACCTTTTATGGCTTCAGTATTCTGTTGTAAGTATCCAGGAACAAGTACTTCTTTCTTTGTCTTTGGATCTAGTGTTGTGTAGCCCAATAATTTCTTTTTCATGGGTTCTGTCATAGGTCTAGATTGTACAAAATCCATAAAACCCTGTGACAAATCATTTAAGTTACCCTCTACAATTCGTTTGTTAATGAATACTGTAAACAATTGATTAAATGTATTTCGAGCCTGTGGTGCATTGTCCATGAATTGATCTACCAATGTGCCGTATTTTTTAATAGCATTTTGAGTACTTTTAACTAAAGATGTGTCTATTTTCATTTTAGGTGTAATTGGCATAGCACTTGGTACAATAGCAACGTTGCTGTTATTCTTAAGTTGTCCTATACTTCCGTCTAATGAGGTAGCATCATCTGTAGTCATTGCATTCGGTGCTAGATATTGATGAACTGCAATCCCAGCTTGCTTACCTGTCATTAATCTACCTAAATCACTACCAGCATCAACTGTGTAAGTTATACCTTTTGGATTTGCTTTGAATGTGTACATGCCATTCTTTTCCGTCAATGACTGACTGAATAACAAATCTCCCCAATAATAACCCTTGCTACCACTAGATGCTTTTGCTAATCCTGGCCAAATCTCTGCCATCAATGCATGTAATCCTGAACGGTCAACTCCCCTAGCTTGGTCATATTGAACGAACTGTTCTGGGCTGAATACTTGTCTACCAGAACCGTCTTTCTTGTTGAACATATGCTTGTCCATAATAGAAAACTTACCACGACTATTACGCCCAAATATCAATGCAGGATATCCGTCCCACTTAATAGTAACAGTCTTAGGATTCTTTACTGTTGCTATTGCAGCTTGTAATGCACGGTTTGCACCCTGACTTCCTCCCAAAAATATCAAATCCTCTGGATGATCTAGGTGTCCCTTATCTTCTTTTAGAGTGGCAATCTTATCTACTTTGTCTCTAAGTATTGCTAACGATTCAGATAGGTTCACGATTTTTCCTTAAAGATTTAGAAAATCTCTGCTGGTCTTTGCTCTTAATAGCACTTAGTAGCTTCCGCTCTAATATCTGAGCCTGTTCCTCAGGGTAATGCTTATTGATTAACTCTAGTAAATTAATAGCACTGGTGATGATATTATGAGCCCTACTCTCAATGATGTGGGTAGTGTCACGGTTATTACCAAGTGCTTCTAATTCCTGCAAGAGGGAGCGGGTTTGTTTTTGCATATAATTATCCTACTTGTATTTATGCTTTTGTGGTATAATTATTTCTTTAGAGAATTCAATAAAGACTTCAATTTTGTACCCTGTACATCAGCATGAACCGTTCTAGATAATGGTTCCACTGTTATTTCCCCCGTGCTTCCGTTAACTGTCTCAACAACTGTAGACATGGGTTTCAATGTACTCATAATATCATTTGCACTTGGCTTTGGAGTATAACTCTGTTCTCCGTCAATCCCAGGATCACTAATACGCATAGTTTCAACATCGTATTCTAAGTCAATTTTCATGCCCACACCCGTTGAACTGCGACTTTTCATACATTGAATCTGATACTTACCACGCTCACGCATACTGCGACTTGTGAAAATACCAAACACATTATCTGCTGTGTTAATCTTACTGATACCACCTGCAATATGACTATGATCAAATTCAATCTCATCAACCGCAGTACGATTCAACTGACTCGCTGTAACTAACAACACCCCAAGTTCCTTCGCAAGATTACGCAATTCCTCAGCAACATACTTGTCTTTGATAAACTGATCAGTTGGATTAACTTTGATACTTACTGGCATGACCAAATCTAAGTAATCAACCATTACAAAGTCAATTTTAATCCCAGTCTGTATCTGTACTTCTTTCAGATAAGCACGAATATCGTTTACGTTACTTTGCGCTGGCAATGCTTTAACACGATACTTACCAGACTTCTTGCCTGCCATCTTAACACGTAGTTCTGTTGTATCAATGTCTTTGCGAATTGCTTTTGTGCCCATCATAGTCAACATTGCATCTGTTCTCAATGATGTTAATTCTTCACTCAATTCTAATGTTATGTATACTCCACTTAATCCCATTTGTAACCAGCTTAGTGCAATGTTCATCATCACCAATGATTTGCCTGAACCACTGCCACCTGCAAAGATATTCAATTCACCACGGCTCATGCCACCATAGAGAATCTTATCCATCTGTGGCCAACCTGTACTTACTTGTCCACCACTGTTAAAGTATTTGTTGATACGACCTTTAGGATCAGCAAAGTAATCTGTGCCCATGTCTTTCTGTAAACTAATCTGCACCGCATCTTTGATTAGTTTCTCTACAGGTTCAAACTCACCCTTCTCAAGCAAGTCGGCTGCTTTAAGAATTGCTCGTTCTAGTTCTTGTCGCTTAGTGAACGATTCAAATTCATCAAAGAACCACTCATAATGTCCGTCATTCAATTCCGGAATAGCTTCAATGTCTATGCCAGTTGTTGCTTTGATTTGTGTTGTGTCTGGCAATACTCTGTACTTGTCTGTATGAGTTTTGAACAATTCCGCAACAGGTCTTAATGACCGATCAAAGTTCTCACTATTCATAATGTTCATAACACGGGTATACAATTCCGCGTTTGTAACCATCATTCTTAGAAACAATTTCTGTACTTCAGGGGTGTAATCTAACTGCTTTTTAGTTTCTTGCTTTGCCAATTTTCTTCCTCTGCATTTCTATTTTGATTTTACTATTTGTTGCGCTACGTAGTATACTCAATAGGGTAGGTAACTTACCATATTTCACTACCGCATCATTTACATCTTTTACATCATCGTCCCAATTAGGTAAGCTAACACGATAGCCTAATTCTAATGCTTTATCACACAATGCTAATCCGGTCATATCTCTATCTGGAACTAAAATAATTTGCTTGTTTAATGTGCTTAACAATAACGCTTGGTCACTATTAATATCATTATGCATTACTGCTACTCCATCAATGCTTAGAGCATCAAATATACCCTCAGTTACAATACATACACTCCAGTCTGGCTTCTGCATGTCAATATTAAACACATAGCCATGTTGTTGCTCATTAATGTATTTGGGAGTTTTATTGTCCAAGAATCTACTTGTGTGACCTACAATCTTATTTTTATATGTGTAGGGGATGATTATCCTGTTTGCCATCCTTCCCTTTTCATTTGGAGTGATCAAGAAAGGATAGTCATTACTATCTATCTTCCTTGATTCTAGATAGTCTGCGTATACTTTGTGTAATGGGTTATTAATATCTACAATCTCACCCTCTGGCAGAGTATGTTCATCAAATTTTATTTTAACTTTTTGTATTGCCGGCTTAGTAAAGTCAATTAAGTCTTTCTGTTGTAGACTTTGTAAATTCCAACGTTGTATTTGAATTTCATCTATGCCGCACCATTTCAATAATGTTTTAGTTTTGACTAGCATAGGTTGCCCTAATGTAAATCCTGTTTTGTATCCACAATTAAAACAAGCATAGGCCCAGTTATGACCATCAAACTTGATGCCGCCGCGCAATCTTTGATCTGGTCGATGATTAAAGTGATGGCAACAAACTGCGTTAAAGGTAGTCCAACCAGTACTGGTTTTTCTTTTTTTGCCGGGTATTATTGACAAGATATCAAACATCTATTGATTGTAACACAATCATAATGTTAAAGCAACTTATCTGGTCAATATATTTGTGACTGCGCCCGCATTGCTAGTGAATTGCATACGGATATAAGGATGAAATCCTTGTATAACATATCCAACCGTTTGTGTAACATTAGATACTTCTTCTGTGGTCACAATGTCATACCAATCATTATCCACGATACTACTACCTTGAATGGTTGTGTTTCCATAAAATTCAATGTATTCAGTTTGTATAGTTAGTATTGGATTGTTGTTTGTGCTTAATACGCTTGT